TCCATTTACTCCTGGAACGTTATCTCCTTTATCTCCTGTTAAACACTTAAAAGTTAAATATTTATCAGGTTCAAAATCATAATGTTCGTCCCAATTACCCATTGTTGTCTCTTTTCTTGTTACGGTAGAGAACCGTGATATGTTCTCATTTACTAAAAGATCCCAGTCTTTATCTGAACTTACTAGCCAGATATCTTGTATACCGATTTCTTCTCTGTTTAGAGAGATAACTGCTGCAATGTCATCAGCTTCAACACCTTTATACTTTATAGTAAGGTAGCCTTTTTCATTACATAAGTCTATACATTTTTGAAATTCTCCAAGAAAATTCAAAAATTCTTGTTTTTCTTCTTCTGTTTGGTCTGCATACCGTTCTTTACGGTTTGCTTTATACTCGGGGTCTATTGCTTTTCTATAATCACTACCACCATCTCCAAGTACTACGATTTCTCCGCAACCATATGATTTAGCAAGACTTTCTACTGTCTTTACATATTCTAGTTTGAAGAATTCTTTTTTCTGATGTTTCCACCTAAAAGCTAAGTTGAGACCATCAACTATAAGCAGATTCCCATTAGGAGTCGGCTTTTGCCCAAGGTTCGTAAATTCTATCGCCATCTGTCCATTCCTGTTTTTCTTTTTCTAACCACTTCTCTGCAAGGCATATGTATGCACCAAGCCATGATATATACATATAATCTACTTTCTGTGGTTTTCTGATTGTTGATACAAAAAATTGTGCATGGTTGGCCTTGAAAAACAAGACTGGTTCTAGTTTACTATCCTCAGCCTGTTGCTTAGTCTTAGCCCACCATTGCACAAAATTATTACTTTTGTTGGTAAAAACTTTAGTAGAGATTGCGTCATCTTTATAAAATTTTACCTCGATTAGAAACTTATTTATGTGGTGTTTCAACCATAAGTCTCCTTTTATTTTTCCACTACCAGAGCCAGGTGTTTGCTCGAAGGGTAAGTGAGTGTGTCTAGTTAGCATATTGCAAACTAGTATTTCAGCCTTATGGCCTTTCTGCCTGCTGTTTACCACTAGACAGATTCAATATATTTGATTAAATTATCTACATCACGGAGTTTGAGATCTGTTACAGCTTCGTCAGGAATTTCTATATCTAGTAATTCTTCTACGTTCATCATAATCTCAACAATGTCTAAGCTATCCGCACCTAAGTCGTCTAACAAATCCATACCAGGCCTAACCGACCCAGGTTCTAAATCTAAGTGTGCTTCTATTGATCTTAGCACCATTTCTACATTAGTAGTCATAATCTTCCTCTATCCTTTCTCTATATTCTTGTTGTCTAATTTTTGTTTTTTCAATTTCTGGTAACTCTGCCCAATCGCAAGTTTTACAGGTTTGACCAACTGGTATATACTGTCTAAACTCAGTTTGGTGAGGGCAAATGTGTAACCAAAAAGTATCTCCATCTTTCATTTCTATTCCAAGTGAGATATATTATCTTCCTTTATAATTTCTATTTTCTCTAGTAATGGGTGTGTCCAACCGTGAGAAACTAGATAAGTATTTAAGTTTTCTTCTTTAAGGAGAATCTCTACGATTTTCTCCTTACCCTGTTCATCAAGTGCTTGATTAACCTCATCGAGGAATAACACATTGATTTGACTTCTACTAATAGAAGTCATTAGTTTTCTAATCGCTACTAATGTAGCAATATTAACTCTTGCGAGTTCTCCACTAGATAATGCTAGTATGTCTATGATTTTACCTGTATCGGTAACTTCTACATTAAGTTTATCGTTCTCGACCACAAAATTGATAGAGAAACGTCCATCGCTAAATTCTGCCAAATATTCATTTGTTAAACTCTCTAATTCTTTGACGAGGGACTCGATTTTGTACGCAAGGAGTCCGTTCGTGCTAAATGCTTTTTTAAGTATTTCGAGAATCGAAAGTTTATCTTCAATAGCTGTAAGATTGTCTGTAATTTCAGATAGTTCATTCTCAAATTCTTGAGTTTGTTCTGATATAATTTCAATTCTTGTATTGTGTCTTTCTCGTCTTTCATTTTCTTGTGCTACTTCTTCCAGCGCGTCACGAGCCGTTTGAACTTTGTCTTTAAGGTCGTCAATAGCCCCTTTGAGTTTTTCTGGATCGCTAACTGTCGTTGGGAGTCCAGAGTCAATAGAGGAGAAGAGTTGTTCCCATTCTTTGATTCCTCTGGAGGCTGTCCTATGTATTTCATTTTCATTTTCATACTTATCTAATTTTTCTTGTTCTGTTGTTACAAAACCAGAACATTTCTGTGCCCTTTCGTTATGCTCTGCATACTTATCTTCTATAAAAGCAAAGTCTATAGGTTGTTCACAGGTAGGGCACTCTGCATCATCACTATTTTTTAGACTCTCATATTTATCTCGCATTTTTACTTCATGTGCGAGTTCAGACTTCCAAGCTCCGATAGCACCAATAATTTTACTAGTATCGTGTGCTTCTGGATACTTTTGATAATCCCCTCTTAAAGAGTTAATATCTATTGATTTTAATTGCTCTAATAAGTTATTATTAAAATTTATTTTTTTATTTTTTTCGGAGATATTTTCAAAGTCTATTAAATACTGACGGAGAAGTTCTTCGTCTTTTTCTTCAATTTTTGGCAAATTCACTTTCGATAGTATGTCTATAGACTCCAATTTGTTGTCATCTAACCATTTAACTATTGTGTCAGTTTTTGCATTTAGCGCAGTTACTCCCTGAGTTGCGGTTCGCACACCTTCTTTGAAGGTTTCAAAATAAGCAACATAGTCATCTAACTTTAATAAATCAATTAAAAACTTTTTCCTATTAGTATCTGTTGCAGTTAAAAATTGTAAACTTGTATTTGTATTTTGATAAACAAGCTGGGTAAAGGTTTTGAAGTCTATACCTAACACCTCTCCCAATGTTTTGTATGTATTACTAGCAGTATGACTACTTATATCTTCACCATTCTTTGTTAACTTACACTTTAAAGTTGCTCGTCTGTTAACTGTAATATTATATTGGTCAGTATCAACAGAAAAGTCAAGACTAATATCATAACCTTGATTAACATATCTATTAGCTATATCAGCTTTCTTCACATTCTTACTATTCTTGTTAAATAATACTTCTTCAAGAATAAGTGGAATAGATGATTTTCCTACTCCATTTGTGCCTACAAGCTGAGTTAAAGTAGACTCTGCTAAGTTTACTTCGTTACCTTTACCATAGGAGAAACAGTTATCCCAAGCTAACTTCTGTAGAATAATCACTATACACTCCTATAATTGCTTTAATTTTATCATCATCTAAATTTAGTATATCTCGTAAATATACTACAAGTTCATCACTAATAGACATTTCGGAAGTAAGATTTAAAGTAGCTTCTACTTGTCGTTTTACGACTTTCTTATCCAATAGTTCTGAATTTTTAATTTTTGCTAAATCTTGAACATCTCCTTCTAATTCATAGATTGTATGGTCAAAATCAGTTTGTATCATATCGTCTGGATCTGATACAGTTTTTCTAATCAATTGTGGTAAATCAAATTCATGCCATGTCCAAGACCAATCATCTTCAATAAGTAAAGCACCTGTCTTTACTCTATTTCTATGAAAACTTGTCGTCATAGGACTGCCAGGATATACTATGTTTCTTTGAGTATTCTCGTGAGCATGTAAATCTCCTGCAAAAACGGTTTTAAATTTGTCAAACCTATCTAAATCTACTTCGGGAACTACATGAGGGGGTATCTCTCCTCGAACGTGCGTAAATAATATCTCCGCATCAATCGATTCTATACACCCCTTTCTATGTAAGTCCGCATATGGAAGGATTGCCCAATCATCTTCTACATAAGTTGTATCGATAACTTCGACCAATCCATTCACATCTGAAGTTGCTTTCTTTAGATTAGTAAAGAAAGTCTTATTTTTCCGAGTTGCTTCATGATTACCATCATAAATAATAGTCGGAATTGTAACTCCTCTAATAAAGTCAAAATATAGAGTGAGTTCATCCATCGAGGGGACTCTATCAAACAAATCCCCACCAATGATATGTAGCTCACAGTCATCTTCTAGTTCTCTTACTTGGTCATAGAACATTTGATACCTATTGGTTGCCCAATCGGCAGGAACATTCTTTTGTCCAAGTTTAATATGCCAGTCAGCTGTGAATAAAATCATGCTACGAAGTCGTCTCCTGGTTGCCAATTACAACCTGTTAGACCACCAGCTGCTAAAGCTTCTAGTGTTCTTCCGATTTCTGCAGCATTTCTGCCCGTATCAAGAGCATTAACAGACATATGTTGAATAATGCCTTCTTCATCGAGGATATAAGTTGCTCTATAATGAACTCCTTCTGCCTCGTTGACAATACCCAACTCTTCTCCTAGATACAATCCTGAATCTGCGCACAATGGGTGATTGATATTTCTAATCAATCCATTGACTTCACGCCATGCGTGTTTACAGAATTCATTGTCTCCAGATATGCCTATGACAGAAGTTTCAGGATCAACCAACTGGTCAAAGTCTGCTATTTCTGTAGGGCATATAAAAGTAAAGTCTTTAGGGTAGAAGTATATAACTGTCCACCCTGTTAAATCCCAACTATTTATAGTTGAGATTTCATTTGCTTCGTTTACTCCCTGTAATTCAAAGGCAGGGAAAGCCTGTCCTACTCCTATCATGATACGTCAAACTCCTCATCTACTGATTCGTTTGAATCCGCACCTTGAACTCTTTTAAGAAGTTCAAGTTGAGCATCAGGTGTAGGTCTAGGAAGTACGTCGTCCATAGACTTAAGGTCTGCGACGAGTTCTTGTTCCCAATCCTCTAATGCTCTTGGCTTACACTTAAGCATTTGCAGTTGATACTCAACATTAAATACCTGTGGGCCAGTCTTCAATCTCTTGAAGAATATATCCCAACCAGTTTCGGTGTCAGTAGGGTTTCCTAAATCTTCCATTGCCACTAAAATTTGGTCAAAAAGTTTCCTTTTTAGGTTAACCACTTTGATACTTTTATCAGAGTAGTCGATGCCTTGGACTGCATAAGCCCAACCGCATTTTAAGTCAGGATAAAAATCTCGAACATGGTCATGCTCGACATTGTTAAATGTTTCTGAATTTCTATCGAAAGACAAACACTCCATAGGAATATTTTTATTGTTTTCGCCTTTTATCCAGTAAACATATCTTGGTAAAAGGTCACCAACCAATCTGATGTGATGATCTTCTTTGTTGCCAAAATTGTAAGTTTCAATTTTGGACTTCTGGGCAGAGCCCTTAGTTGTATTAAAGCCTATAGCCATAATAATTCTCCTTATTGTGTCTCCTCGTATTTGAAATGAACCTTTCCATCTCTAATTTCGAGCAGTCTGTTTTGGTTAATCGTGTCCTCACTAACTTGAGAGAAAATGAGGTCTAATGTGGTGTCTTTTGTTTGTGCGTACTCATAAGAATTACGGAATGATGCAACACCTACATACTCCGCAACCTCTTTATCACTAAAGGCACGCCCTTTCTCTAGCAAGTCTTTGGGGTTAACCAAAAACGAACTACCGTGAAAGTTCTTTTCATAAAACTTAAAAGTCTTATCATAATAATTTTTAGGTTGAATTTTAAATGTTATAATTCTCATAATGGTTATGATGTCACCAACATTGCCATTAGTCGCTTTTAAAATCTTCTTCCAGTCAAAATATATCATATATTATACCAATTTTTGAAACTCGTGTCAAGTATTATTTTTTTCATGTATTTAATTCAAATAAAGTTTCTGTTACTTAATGTTTATCTTATAATCTTGTTTAACATAATATCCCATACGTGCGTTAGCCTGTCTGGCTGCCGTCTTACCTTTTAAATGGATATCTACTATTTTTGGTTGGATTTTTCCTTCTTTTTTCCTTATAACTCTACCAATTAACTGTGTAAGCAATGGTTCATTATTTACTGGTGTACCTAGTACTAGACAACTCAGAGAATCTAAACTAATTCCTTCTGAAAATATGGCTTGTGTACCAAATAAAATATTTTTACTACCACCTATCATTCTCATAGTATCTTCTCTATCTTTAAAGTCCATTTCTCCTGTAATACATACTGAATTATCTCCAACCAATCGTTGACATACTTTTAGAAATGCAACTCTATCTGATACTACTAATACTTTGTGACCATCGGCTGCGTACTTTGCCGCAATCAATGCCACACTATTTATATATTCTTCATTATTAGCTAGATGATTTATTCTTTCCGCCCACGGAGTAAACGATCCATCTAGAAATCGTACTTCTGATTTGATGACATCTATCTCAGGTGTCATATAATTCTCTTTGGGTGGTTTTAAAACATGGTT